CCAAGGCTTACTCACCATACAGATTGATGCTTGGTAAAACCAAAACATCGATCTGTACATCAGGACTCGCGCTATTTATGGGTTTTGCCCCAAACGTGAACCCCAAAGTATGACCAGTGGCAGAATGGCCGTCAATTATGAACACTCCACATACGCTAGCCGTTGTGGTTGTGACGCCAGTGGTGGTTATAGCCGGTACATTCCCACGAGTCCCTACATTTCCCGTAACGGTGAAAACTTCGGGTGTGACACCAGTTCCTGGTGTCAGAGTGGGAGCTGTCCACGCAGCTGATGCCGTGTCACGCCATGTTACATTGACGTAAAATCTTCCTCCAGAAATTGTTTCTGGGAAAATTATTCCATCATACCCGGCCCCAACTACAGGGCCTATGGTTAGTGGTAAGTTTCCATAAGGAACCGTCTGTATCGGTCCCAAAGGATCTGTTTGTGTGACCGAAGCGTTTACGCAGGAAAAATACTGGCCCGCCAACACTCCACCTGGTGGGTATTGTGGCTTGAGTAACTCTACATCGTAGGCCACCCAAAGTTCGCCAATAGTTTGCCCAACTACGCTTGCGTCACACCCGACTACCGCACACTGGAAGCGTCCAAAGTCGTAAAACTTAGGGTCTCGGCTGGCTTCCAGTGGACCGGAACGCAAATATAAAGTGTCCACGGGTGACTCTTTGTTATCACATTCGATCGGGTGAACTAAATCTAGGGAGGGCTTTGTGCTGCAACTGAAAAGGTAGTTTTCCATCTCCACTTTAGATGTGAAATCTTCCTTGGTAACATCATATTGCGTCCCCATTACCACGGTACCAAGAGCAATTCCGCTCCCTGACCACTCAGCCGAAACTGATCGGTAATAGAAAACACACCCCCTCATTTTGTACTGCTGAAAAGCATCAGCAAGCTGAGCAACCCATGTAAATGAGGAGGGGAGACCCGGGTTAATTGGTACGCTTCTTTCTATTGTAAAATCAGACTGTGCAGTGATATCACACAAGTATTCATGATGCATGACTCGTATAGAACGTGAGTCATCGCCAAATGTGTGACCCGCACTCCGATTGCTCATTAGAGAATTGGACCGTATAACGTAGTCCCCAAACCCTGTGATCTTGGAGAGGAAGGCACCGGCACTGCTACCCAAAGCAGCCCCCGCGGGACCACCTAAGTAACCTCCGATAGCCGTTCCTCCCCCGACCATCAAGTCTTTGATGACGGTCTTAATTGCTCCCTTAAGACCGTTTTTGGCTGGTTTATTGTTCTTTCTTCGCTGATTAATCTTATTCTTTCTGACCATATCACATAACGCCATTGTGTATAGGCTAGAAAATTGTGCAACACGTGTAGAAAAATCGCTGTAAAATATGGAACTTTAAAATATCCTATTGACATGTGCATCACCACAGGTTCTAATCTGTGCCATCCACCGCCATAATGGCCGTACTCGAAAGTGGCGAAAATCCAACGGAACCATATTCCCAATCCCAAAAAGTCCAAATGAAAGGTACAAGTTTGGAGAAATATTTCCTCAGTGATTGTTGCCCACAACAACCAGTTGAATCCGCCATCAAGCATATCTACATAAAGGGCAAGTAGAAAAGCCCATAGGGTTTTCAAATTCCACATATCTGACCCTTGGGGAATGAATGTAGATTCTCCTCTTCCGCCAAAGAAAGAAGAGAACCCATTCTTAAAGGTCACACTGTCCACAACGACAGGAAGTGAAGAAAAGTTTATTTTACATAAACTTTCGGTCAGTTCGAGTAGAGCTTGAACTGACTGACCAGTGTTCCATGAAAGTTGTTCGTAGGCTGATAAACAAAGCGGAGTAATTTCTTCTCCCTCATTGCGAAAACAAGTCTCATTGGTGAATATTGCACGCGTATTATCACACTGCTCCAACCAATGAGTAAACAACTCTGACACTATGGGTACATGACTAGATATATTTAACATAGACAACATAGTGCCTTTCATGAGTCCTGGCATTTTATTAGGACTATTATGATTGAGATCATACCCAAACTTTTGCAAAACTTTGAATGGGTTTATTCCCCATTTCCTTCCTGAATCCGTTTTCCAGAAAAGTCCTGAGCAATAACCCAACTCATTTATGTGTGGTTTCTTGACTTCCACCACCATAGCTATCCTCTTGTAAAATTCTGTTATGAATTCTACGCTGAGATTAATCTTAGCGCCTAGATAGCTGTCGTCACCTTTTGCCACCGCCAATATGGCATCACCAAACAGATACAGAAGTATAGCAAGATTTATTAACGAGTTGAAAGGGGAGGTCCACAAATCTCCTGACCTCCTCGAGTGGCTCATGAAATATGATAATCCATAACCACTGCCCCTCACTCCGTACCAATATTTCCTGTAGAAATCATTTTCTGGTCGAACCGGGGCGAACTCATCGATCAACCATAATTCCAACTCGTACCAAATCATTTCTATACATCCGTCCCAATTGGACACATCTAATTCGTAGAGTGTGCCCAAACAATCCATCTCTTCTGCTAGTTTGCCCAACAACTCAGCACTGAAACCTCCGTCATATTTCAAGTTTGTTTCTTTAAGCAACTCAAAGAGCCATTTGGACAAGTTATAAAAATAGGTACCATACTCATTTTGAAACTCATCCATCCTGGCGGTGATCATCCTAGCTTTAAAAGTATCAGGATCTTTGCCACTATAGGACTCTACTTTAACAAAAGCA